CTGCAACCATCATTTAATGTATCTGTATAACTAACATTCATGATTAACTGACTAATTTCATAAGTGTTTTTACCATTTGAAAATACAAATTCTACACTCATGGGATCACCAACTTTATTCCCTTTTTAAGCTTTGCAGGATTTTTTATTTTGTCTTTGTTTGCATTTTGTATCTTACTTGCCTTCGCCCCATCCCCATATATTTTCTTTGCAATCAAATAAAGAGTATCACCAGTTTTTACAGTATATGTAGTCTTAGCCTTTGTATTTTTTTTATTACTTGTCTTCTTTTTTGTTTTCTTTTTAACTACTTTTTTATATCCATATTCTGCATACTCTGTGATTTCAAACTTGAAAAGCTTATCACCTTCCTCACCTGCAGTTTCCGTGATTTCTAAACTTTTAATTAAGCAAGGAGTTGAGATCGCTTTTCCTACCCCATTATTAATCGTTAAGCGAAGCACTGTTTTATCTTTCGCCCATTGCCTAAAAAGCTCTTCGAAAAAGTCGCAACCATATAAACCTTTACGAAATAATTCTTTAATCTTTGTCGATAATAAACTTTTAAAATCGGGATACACATTCTCAACGTATAAGTACGTTTTACTAGGGATTTCACACTCGAAATTGTAAACACAAAGATCCACACCTGTAGGAACGATAATTTGTTCTAACCCTAAGACTTTGTACGTTTCTGTTGCCAAACCCTTCTTTACTGTAATTTCTTCTGGATTAACCGGTAAGCGATACGGTTCAACTTTAGTAATATCCTGTAGAAAAACTCCATAACTACTCATCCTATCCCTCCGCACATATTGCTATTTCTTCCCTTAGTATAGCTTCAATTTTACCTCGTACCTTATCCACATCAGCTTCTTTATGTATGTCACCGAACTTTAAATTAATCTTCGGAGATAGTGTATTATTACTAATCTTATTTACATATTCTCGCTCTGCCAAATCCTTTAAATAACTTAAATCTTCTTTATCCATGCTGACATTTACATTCCCACCGGCGCCTATCCCTTTTATAATCAATGGATTACCAGTTGTTCCATATGAGTCTTTTTTGTTTTTTTCCTTTTCTTTATCATAAGACTCAGTCTTTTTAATTAAGGAGTTGATTAAGTTTGATAATGTTGCATTTTCGAGAGACTTGCCCGCTTTTGCTATTGCTTTTTTCAATTTTTCAGGATCGTCAATCGTTTTTATTTTCTTGGTTTTCATCATCCCATAGGCAGTTTCAATCGCATTAATAGCATCAGCCCCTGCGCCTTTATTCAATTCTTTTAATTTATCTAATTGATTTAAAATATTATCAGATGATAAATCGAGATTTATTGTCGGTGTATTTGGGCTAATGGAGGCATATAAATTATACAATCGTAATGCACTGTTTATACTATCAATAAATATCGCAAGTGCTTTAACTATATCTTCTACCACAGTTATTATATTATCATTTAATGCAAAAAATATAAGCGTAAATACTTTAACAAAAGATTCTGTTGTTCCAAGTGTTTTGTTATAAGCACCAGCTAACTTGTTAAAACATTTTGCTGCCATATTATAAAAATCAACGATTGCAATCGCGCTCCCGGCCCATATTTTAACAAAATGTTTTCTAAATCCCTCGCATTTTTCCCATAAAAGAACAAAGACACCAATTAAAAGTGCTATTCCCAATATTACAAGTCCAACCGGATTCGCCATCATTGCAATATTTAAAAGCCATTGTGCCACTGTTGCTAACCCTGTTGCAATTTTAAAAGCAATCCATGCTGCAGCTACACCCTCAATAATTGGACCAATTGTGCCCCAATTATTTTTTATATAATCTGTTATTTTAGCTATACCTTTAAAAGCATCAACAGCAAGAGATCCCATAATACTAAGTGCATTAATAATGTTATCGATAAACTCCATTGATTCTTTAGAATTTAGAGCTTCTGTTATCTTATTCATTAACTTATTAAAAGCACGTACTCCGTTATTTTTAATTTTATTCCATACATCACCAAACGTCATAGGTAGCGTTTTAAACTGTTTATTAATATCCGTACTAGCTTGAAACATGGAATTCTTGATAATGTCAGCTGTAATCTTTCCATCAGCGGCCAGGCTTTTTAATTCGCCTTTGCTTTTTCCAGTATACTTAGAAATTGCTTGAAGAATCATAGGGGCATTTTCTGTGATAGACCTAAACTCATCACCTTGTAATCTTCCTGCAGCCATCGATTGACTTAATTGCAGCATAGCAGACGATTGTTCCTCACCACTTGCTCCACCCAATCGAAACGTCTTTTGTACTATTTCTGTAAAACCTATCAATTCATCATTGTTTTTAAAATTATCTCCAGCTACCATACCCATCTTCGCAACTGCCTTAGCCATGTCCGTGTACGAACCCCTCGAACGATTTGCTGTATTAAAAATTTTGTTTTGTAGCTCAGCTTGAGTTTGTAACCCATCATTTATCAATGCTAATCTTGCAGCAGTATTGGTATAGTTATCCGTGATATCCATTCCTTTTTTTACTGCAGCTAAGCTAACAAGTGTACCAACTAGCTTACCTATCTTGGAGCTTGTATTAGATGCTGTTGTTCCTGTTGTATTTAAACTTTGATTTAGCTTATCACTTTGTCCACTTGCAGTCAGCATCTTTTTTGATGCTTCATTTGTTTTAAAAGTTATCTTATCTACATTTCGGCTGTAGTTATCAATCAGCTTAAACATTGCACTTAAACTAGCCATAATCTACCCCCCTTTCCGTTTTGCTTTTGCTAATTCCCTTTTTTCGCTTTCGATACGCGCCTGTATGCTAGCATAAATAAATGCCTTTTCCCTCACATCCATTTCTGCTAACAAGGATGGTAAAATGTGAAGTTTTTGCAGGGCGTAATGCGCCAAACCAAATTCTGCATTATCACCCCGCTCAATTAGTTTTTTGCTTCTTCAATCAAATCATTGATATCTTCATCAAGCCCACTAATTTCTTGTACCGCTTGTGCCAAATCTCCATATTCTCCTACATATAGCATTTTCTGTAATAAGGCACTTTCACCTAATACCCCATACGCTTTTTGCAATTCAGCATTATCCAGTGGAGGATCCAGTACCGCTCTTGCTGTTAGTGCCTGCACATATTCCGTACGATTAAAGGTTTCCACCCCTTTTTTATCTGTTTTAGTAAACTTCTTAATTAACATCGCATTTTCATCCTGAGTTACCGGACGAATTAAAAATGGCACCGGCTTTCCATCCTCACCAAGGAAGCGTTTTGATACTATTACCTCTTTGTTTTCAACCTTTACCGGGTTTAAAAAAGCTTTTAAGTTACTCATATTCTTTCCCTCCAAAAAAGGGAGCGATAGCCCCCTATATTGTTCTATATTTTTCTATGTTGTTCTGTAATTTTCTGGTAAGTCAAAGAAACTCAAACCGTCAATATCATCAAAAGTAAAATCGGTATCGACAGTTATTGGATCCTCTGATTGGTCATCAAGATTGCAGATAGGAATTGTTTTAAGAAGTAAATTTTTCAACACCACTTCCTGCTTACCTACTGTGGATTGTGCGTCACTGTTTTTAATCTGTACACTTAACCCTCCATATAAACCATTTTTGATGTAGGCAATTGCCATCTTTAGCATGTCGGAATTCATGAAATACATTGTCATGGACCCCGTTCCTTCCCCACCTACTACCTTATGCTGCATCATCCGATGACCAAGCATTTTTCTACTTTGTATGGTGAGTTCAAGATTTGCTTTTAAACTTGATATTTCAAACAATTCTCTTGTCACACCATTGATTGTGATAAAAGCAGTCCCCTCACTTGAAGAAATGGTATCTGCCAATCTAGTATAATTATCAGCCAATGTTTATCAACCTCTCTTTCTTAGGATAAATTCACAGTGATATATATTTTTTCTACACTATCTACAGGCTGTACATAGCAATCAATGACTACTGCATCGCTATCCTTTCCAACTGTCACCGACACATCTTCTGGATCAAAGTTCTGAATCGCACTCTGTTGCTGCAATACCTTGAAATAGTCAACCAAAGATGCTCGTAATAAAGATCTACCATCCGCATTGTTGTTTACCTTACCAATGTATTGGCTTTCAAATATTTGTGTAATATCATTATTGATTCCATCAAGAGTACGCATGATTCGGTTCTTCATAAACAAGGAACTTTTTATTTCAGAAACCGTAGTTAAAGAGTTGATATCGTAAACAACAGAAACATTTTGTGCCGAATCAACCTTAAAAACAAACTGCCCAGCTGTTATGGCTGCTTCCAGTTCTGTCTTTGTTTTTCTTGTGTTGACATCAATCGCCCCTTCATAAATACGTCCTGTATTGGAAGTACTAATGCTTGCACCTGCAGTAATGCCAGCTACCCAAGCACATGTTTGTGCCGCTGTCAAAGCAGTTCCATCACTCAAGACAACGCCCTGTGCAACATTAATGATTCCTTCATAATCACTAGTATGATTCGCTAAAACTGCTTGAATCTTACTCCCTTCCGTATCCCTCATGCTTTGTAGCCACGTTTTTATACTTCCCTTTGGCGTAGCATCTGTAGTTGCATCATACGGGTAGGTTAATGTATTAAAGTTTACAATCTTTAATGCTGCCAATGCATTTGATACTTCAGTTTCTGACCTTGTTGTACCCAAGTTATAAACAAGTACCGCACTACACCCCTTCAACGTTTCGTTAGCCAATAGTTTGTCGGCAGTAGTAGCTCCTGCTGGCCAGTCATGATCTGTTGCGGTAATAGTGTAAATATCACCTACCGTTCCTGTTGACATTTCTTGTAGAATTACTACAGTTCCCCTCTCTCCAGGAGAGATTGACAACGGGGCATTTGTTACAAAATTTACATATGCTCCAGGTAGTATCTTATTTTGCCCTGTCCATGTTCCAGACATTGATTATTCCTCCATTCCAATGTTTTTTAGTAACTTTTCCATAGCAACAAACTCTAATTGATTCATTTCCTTGTATTTTATTTTAAAAGTAAAATGTAAAACCTCATCAACTATTTCGCATTGTTTATCCGTTGCTCGAAAAGTCCCAAACAAATCAAATTGCCTGAGCAGCTCTTCTTGAACTGTCAGGCAATCATTTTTTATAGCATGTAATTTCTCAGTAAAATAAGCCAAATCAATTAAAAGTGTACCGGAGTATTTGTTATTTAAAACCTTTTTGTATTGCTGATCTACAATAGAAATTAGGAAAGAAGGCTTAAAAAATTTTTGTGGGACGTCTTCATCATAAATCGTACAATGTGGGTACAAACAATGAAGCTTTGTCGCTATTGCTACTTTAATATCACTTATCATATTTTTTATTTATCCTCTCCACTTCTTTTTCAAACTCTTTCACCATTTGTTTTTCTACTAAGCTACATGCTCGTTCTAAAATAAACCACCCCTTAACAAACCCAACTGTTTTTCCTCCTTTGGTTACAATGCGATATCCATAATTCACATAGGAGGAATAATCTACGATGTTAAACAGTGCAGCTTGTGCCCCACCAGAAACCTTCTTTGCTGACATCTTCCAACTACGTCTCATATGCCCAGTATCAACCGGTGTATTCTTTTTCGCATTGGCTAAACCAACACCAACACTTTTACGAAGTATTTTTACATCAATTTCTGCAATATCATCACACATCTCTTTTAGTTGCTTTTGAAATTTCTCAATTTCAGCTTTATTTCTTCTAAAATTATTACTACTCAAGCACAATCATCCCTTTCAACCTTAACTTCTCTATGCGCTGTAAAAGAGAATGATTCCCCAGCTGTCACCCGAATTTTATCGGTGTTATTTAAAGAAATTACTAGGATATCACCGGATCGTATATCAACACTAATATCACAGAAAACAGTATAAGTATTTATCATCTTTGGCTGTCCGCTAACGTTGTCTGTCACCGATAAAGATCCTACGCTAAATTTACATGGGATATTTGAAGCTATAAGCATTTCTTTACTTTTTGTTATGTGATTTATGACCTCTTCTTCGAATCGGTAAACCTCTAAGGTATGATTCCATAGAATTGAAAGTGGTGTTGTCATTTTCTCACCTTCCTGTAGCACTTTAGTAGTGCTTTATCTTGATCCGACAAACCATAAATTGTTTCTTTGGATGTGCTGGCATCAATATGATATGAGATTGAAGTGTCCCCCTCACTAATTGATTTCACATCAAAAGCTGTATTACCATGCTGCTTTTCATAGTTAATGATGTTTTTTACTTTCCGTCTAATGAAAGGCTCAAGGGTATCTGGGATCTCTGATAGATTGCAAAAAATGAGTACGACTTGAATCATATCTGTAATGATTAAATCGTACTCATCTGAAGATAGGTGTAAGTTCATTTTAATCTGTTCAAACAAGATTTACACCTCTCCTCCATCTCCAATATGGTCATCTTGCATACTAGTCAATAGCTGAAGTAAACTCTTCTTCGTTGCTTTATCATCGAATTCAATCCCAGCTTTTAGCAAATATTCTTTAAGCTCAGCGACATTCATTCTTTGTGGAGACTTATTATTTTCAATGTCCTCTTGCATAGCCATTGCTGCTATAGCCTCTCGTCTTGCTCTTTGAAATGCTGTTGCACTCATGTTAATCACCTACCCAATCTTGTGCGTAAATTGCACCATACGAATGTCCTTCTTGTCATATACTTGTGACCAGTTCGATGCAGTTGCTAGCTCAGCATTTGTTGGGGATTCTCCAACCACAGACGCATCTGTAAACTTAATTCCACGTGGATGAAGTAAGAAATGACGTCGGTTAATTAAGATATCTTCGCCAGCTAAACTATCACGATCTGTTTCTGTTGGTACTGGTGCTTTTCCTTCTCCTCTACCAATTGCTCCTTGTCCAAACAAATATGTGGTAGCAACTTTTGATGTAGGGTTGTATGGAAGTTCATCATCAACAATTACCGCTTTTCCCATATAACTTGGGAAGTCAACCTTGCCTTCACTATTTGGAATGTATTCGATTAAATTCTGCTTCTCCAAGTAAGCAAATGTTGCAGAATGCATTGCTACTGCCGTTAATTTCTTTGCATTGTCACCCAATACAGTTTTGGCATCAATAAAAGTGGAACCACTGATCATTGCAGCATCTCCTGTAGCTCCTGAAATGTCTAACTTGTTTGTTGCAGTAGTAGCGGAAAAAGCACCTGTTAAAATCTTAATTAATGTAGTTTGTTCCTTCGCTAACCAATATCGAACCACCAAATCACCAATGGCTTTCATTGGGTCATCACCTGAAAGAGCCTTTGCAAGATCATTTACACCCCACGCTTTTCCTCTCATTAACAATGCTGCAACGTCCTTGCCTGAAGTAATTGGATTTACTTCAAGAGCCGACGAATCACTTAACACCTCATCATCACCATCAAGATCATTGTAATATGGCATGTTAATAAGTCGTCCACCCTTTTCCGCTAAAGCATCAAGTTCCTTATCCGGCACAACAATCCCTGCTTTAATCAGCATGGACTGTTCTTTCAATTCTTTCATTACATAGGGATTGAATACCTCTGGCACAACAATGTTTGAAATCTTTGTTGTAGCAAAAAACTGTAGTTTCATTTTCAATAGATTACTCATGTTACATTCCTCCTAAATTGAATTTTTTAATTGTTCCGCAAGCTCTGGGTTTTCTTTTAATAGCTTAGCTTGCTCAGTCAAATTGTAATGTTCCTTACTCCAAGGATTTTTTACACCACTACCTGGTTTACGGTTGTTGTTTGGTTCTTTTCCTGACAACCCAGGTACAAACAAGTCCTTGTATGTTTCTTTCATCTCTTTAAGCTGCTCATCAATCCCCAATACTGCTCCATCTGTGTTGACAGTCAGCTTGCTTCGGTCAAATTTTCCAGTAAGAAGCTCAGGATATTTTGTATCAGTCAACTTTGCCTTTATTGCAGAATCGATTGTCATATCCTTTATCCTACCTTCATAACTTTCCTTCGTCTTTTCGTTAGTGTCTTGTAGATCCTTAATCTGCTTGGATAGTTCTTCATTGTCTTTTACTTTGGCGCCAAGGTCCGACAACTGCTTATCCCTATCCTTGATTTGCTGTTCCAAATCCTTTTTTGTATCGTTCAGTTTATTAAAAACATCCTTTGGAACTGCATTCTTTGGAAATTCTGAATTAATTTCTGCGGTGAGCCCTTCTGTGTCAAGTACCCCATCTTTAGTGTACTTAGCAATAAGATCTAATAACCATTGTGGCATATCATCATCCTCCATAGATTTTTATTTTACCAGCTCTCCTGGTTTGGGATTCTGCCATTTATTCTCTGGCCGAGTAACAGTAGATTAGTGTCGTTTCGGACATATAAAAAAGCCGTATTTCTACGACCTATTTACCACACTTTTCTTTTCCACATTTCATACACTTCCAAATGTGACGAACTCTTCCTGTTCCATTGCTTTCAAAATCAACAAATCTTTTATATGGCATGTATTTATGATTGCAAAATAACTTAAACATATAACACCTCCTATCAAGCACTGCGTTCCCATCCCCTACGCTTCTTTTTGTGCTTCTTACCCTTATCACCAGATGACACTTGCGCCGGCGCAACTGCATAATAAAAGCGCCTACGGAAGTAAGCGCCTATTTTTGAGTACAAAAATACCACCGAACCATTTTAGTGATTGGTGGTATTATTGATTAAAGTATTCTACTAATTCTTTTATTACATCCTGATCATCTGATACAATGCTAGGACCATAGTTTCTATCATATATAAGTGTAAAAGGTTTTTGACTAATGGAACAATTATAAATATCTTCGGATGGTCCAGTAACCTTATTACCAATGATAATATTATTATTCTTTTGTAATAATCCCAAGGCATTTTGAAGAATGATTTCTTCATCTACACGATTGTAATTAGTAAAACTTATTTCATTTGGTTTATTCTTCATTTGAAATACTTTCATAATCACTCCTCCTTAATCCCAGAAATTTTATCGTATTCCTTATTTGTGGTTGTGCTGCTTCTAACAATATCTTTATATGCATCTTCTTCATTCAATCCATATTTCAACTTCTTATACTCAACCAATTGATCAAAAGTCATATTTGGATGTTTTTCATCTAACTCTTTTCGTTTAACTTGATCTTTCATTAAATCTCTGGCCTGCGTACGATATAGATTTCTTAAAGAACACGCTTGTGTTGCTTGTTCCTTTATTGACTTGGATGAATCTAATAGATTAGGTATATTTTCATCATGTACTTTATACCAAATTCTAGTTTCCTTTTTATTAAGCTTACCAACTAAATGTCCCATTTTCTCAAAATTTAGACTATTAATTTTTTCCTGCTTATCTGTTCGAAGTTTTTCAAAATCATTTACTTCATTATACTTCAAATTTTGGAAATTTTCAAGAGTTTTAGGTGCTTCACTTCCAAGTATTTCTTTATACTTTTCAAACTGTAGTTTATCTTGGTACCTATTTTTATACTTTTTCTCTTTTATAACGTAATCAGGATTATTCTCAACGTGCTCCTTGTGCCATTTCTCATAAGTCATATCCGCAGGTACATTAACATTCTTACCATTTACGTCTCTTGCCACCCTTGTAGTTTCTTCCTCATCATCAAAACAAGGTACCGTAGTACACCTGCAGAAACAATGCTTTGGTGTAAGCGTTTCACCAACAACCCCTTTCCCCACTGTAAACACTTTCCCATCAAGTGGTTGGCACTGTTCGCATGTTTTACTGTCTAAGGTGGCCACCCATTCATATTCTTCAAACTCTGCCTCTTCATACATATCCTGACTGGCTTGCTCCATAATGTAACTTGCTTCTGTGTGAAGCAATCTCTTGGCATCAAATTCTCTCGCATTAAATTTTTTAGCAAAATCAGCTGCAAGTACGTTTGGATTTTTTCCCTGAACAATCATGGTTGTGGTAGCTTCTTTTAATTGTTGTAAGAAAAAATCTTTTTGCTTCCATAAGCGATCAGAAAAATTAGCCCCATTGAATGGATATGAGATAAGCTGATTTACTGCAGCTGGATCAATCTGTGCAAACTCGGAATGAAAACCATTGTATTGGTCTATATTAAACCACGTTTTGAAGTAAGATTCTTCATATAAACTTTGCAAAGCATCTGATCCCTTTTTTTCGTATTCTAAAGAATATAATTGTTGTAACACTGCATCAATCTGTTTTTGCAATCCTTCGTAGCGTGTTATCCTTGCCTTTAACGACATATTATTCAGCTCAAGGTTGTATGTTCCCATATGTTCTTTGACCTTGTTAATATAATCTTGTAGGTCTCCAATCTCTCTCTTATTAAGCAATTTCTGTGCTTCGGTAAAAGAATTGATACCATTTTCCTTCATGTATCTTGCATAGAAAGTATCTAGAACACCTTGTATTTCTTTTTGTGCTTGCTTAAAACAGGATTCAAGCCCTTTGTAATACTCAAGTATGGACTGCTCACCATCTAAGTACTTTTGCTCCTGTCTTTTTGACCAATATTTTTTATTGCTCATCATTCACCACATCCTGATTGTCTGAAGAAGAAAACATATCCTCTTCTTTTGATTGGTTTTGTTCATCTAGAAGTTTTATCTCATCCTCAACACTTTCTACCCAAGGATGGTTTTTAATAATTGTCTCATCACTAATGACACCTTTGCTATTTTGGCAATCTGTAATGGCTTGTGACTCATTGATAGCAATATCCCGGTTAAAAGTTATGGATACTTCTTTATCGGATACCTTTTCCCCTGTCTCAGTCAAATAAATATTAACAAAATGTAGTAGCTGCTCAAAGGACCACTTAAACCACTCCTCTAGAGCATTACATTTAAGATCCAATCCACTATAGATGAATTTCAGTGCAATACCAGAAGGACTGTTTCCAAGCTTATCACTATTCTTGTCAACCCCTTGCCCAAAATCAAAAATATCTTTTCTTAACTGTTCAAAATGAGACTTGGCAGCATCAATATTGATATTTGGATTTACAGTTTCAAGCCCTCCATCTTCATCAATCTTGATGGCACGATAATAGGATAGATCTCGAAGAAATTCGCTTAAGTCTTCGCCGCCATACCCTCTCAGAGCAAATATGGTATTTTTAACGTCTTCAAGTGTGTTTGATACGTCTGATCGGCTTAAGTCATAATTATCAATCAGGCTTTTTACAAATTGTATATCCGGAAGTTCAAAGTCATTGTTCTTAAACGGAATAAACGGTACCTTATACCAAGACTTTCTTTCTTTCCCTTTGTTGATAAAATGAGGTAGCTCTAAGGCTTCTCCCCCTTCATCAAGATACATTTCTGCATCTAAAATCACTTTTCCCTCATCCGTTTGTAGGTAATAGGTCACCCCTTCTGGAGTCCAGTACTCAATTTTAGTTTGGTACTTCTTTTCTTTTCCTTCGTACACTTCAACTACATAAAACCAGATAAATGCTTGTAATTCTTCATGATCATTGTCCACCCATAGTGGGATTCCCTCTTCGGATGAAATTTTAATCGTTCTAAAGTTCCCAGATGAATCTACATAAGGGTGTAACCAACCTACCCCTTTGTTGCTAGCTTCAATTCCCATTTTGGACATCTGTTTTTGAAATCTCTTTCCGATAACCCTTTTTACATTATCTAAATAAACAACGTCTTCGCAAGAGAGCGTATAAGGCTTTGAAAGTAAATAATTCACCTTATCATCTACCAAGGTATGCATGAACCCATGCACTAACTTATTATTTGTTTTTGTTTCATCTTCAACAGCCACCTCATTTTCATAGCGAAACATTTTACGATTTACAATATCATTTTCCACCTTGTAATATCGTTCGCCTTTCATCATTAAATCTCGTTGACGTGACAAACAGAACTCATCAATGTAAATCCTTATCATTTCTTCCTGCGTCACAATATTAATGCTATTATTGAACATTCACATCACCTCACTTTAAAATACTGATTCCATTTGCTTTAAACAATATCGTATAACAAAAATATCGAACTGCATCCATACAATGGTCATGCTGTTTGATTGGTTTGTCCTCTCCTTTTTCGCAAGCTTTTGCATCCCAGATATATGAATTGAATTCCTTTAACGTATTTACACATTCGTTGGTAAATAAAATCTTCTCCTGGTTAAGTAGAGTACCCACATAACGAATCCCATCAAGCACATCATTTTTGGCTTTTTTTATGTTATACCCTCGTTTCTTAAGCTCTGCAATGAAAGAAGCTGCAGAAGGATCAATGATTATCTTTCTTGGTTTAATTCCACCCAACCACTTCTCCAGATCATCTGCATATTCACTGTCTGTCTTTTGATTTTCTTCATCACGACCTGAGTAATAATACTCCCGAATACACAACCACTGATTATTGTTATTCTTGCACCACAGAAGAAACACGGTGGCGTTTTGGGTTCCATAGTCAATGGAAACATAATAAGTATCAAGAATGTTTTTGGCTTCATGTATGACGTGTTTGGCTGCATCAAACATATCAAAAATAACACCCTCTGCAACTACCCAAAGGCCTAAAATGTATCGCTGAAAGAATACGCCTGTATACATCGACCGATATCTCACCTTGATGTGTTCTGATAAGCTCAAATTATCATCCATGGTAAAGTGTAGGTGTAACAGGTTCTTTTCCTTACGCTTATCTATCCAATTAACCTTAAACCAATGATATGGACCATCAGGGTTGCAGTTGAACCAAAACTTTGAACCATCCACGGAGCATCGACCTGTTGCTTGATTCACAAAAGATTCAGGCATCAATGCTACTTCATCAAAAAAACAGCCAGCTAACGTGATACCTTGTATCAAGTCCTGTGACCGCTCATCTTTACCACCAAATATATAAAAGTAATTTTCTATCCCTTTTCGTGAAACAACAAGTAAATTGTCTGCACGATGATCCGCAACATGATACCCTCTTGACTTAAGCATCAACTTAAGCCAAAACAAAACATTGCGCCGGAAAGAACCTATGGTCTTCCCACACATACCAAAGTTTTGTCCAACGAATGACGACATTGCCCATATTACAAAGGACAGTGACATTGCGACAGTCTTGCCAGATCGGATCGCTCCATCTGCTATGATTCCATCGTATTCCTTTACAGGAGAATCCTTGCACCACCAATTAAGTATCTTTCGTTGTTTTAAAGAGAAGGGTTTGAAATTAAATATTTGTCTAGTCTTCTTCATTTGACCAATCCTCCATGGCACTTCCGTTCAGTGCCTCCAGGAATCCGTCATCTACATCTTCGCTACCTGTTGGATCGTCAACCTTGGCTTTCAGCAATGCAATACGGGCTTTCTGTTCTTCCGTAACCATACCCCAGTTCTTATGAAGCATTTCATCATACTGCTTAATCAAGCCTCTTAATTCAGACTGTGCTCTCGCTTGAGCCTTCATAAAATTTGCTTGCTTATCCCATGCCTGCTGTAC